CTTTCCTGTGCCTCCTGTGCCTCCTGTGCTTCCACCTCAGGCGTTTGGAGATGGAGGACAACCTGTTTACACCAGCCAAGAACTAATAAACGACCCGCAAGGATATCTAACAGCAGCAGGTCAAAGGCTAGCCTTTAGAAATGTCTTTGGTGATGCAGCAACTGGCGTTGGTCCTTTATCTAGCTATCTACAGCGTCAAACTTACCCTCTGACTAATGCGTACAGAGGGTCTAGCTGGGCAAATATGGGAAGAGAGCAAGCAGGTGGCGTTGCTCCGCAAGTTTCATTTGAAGACTTCCTTAGAACAGTTCAGCAGAAACCTACAGGTCTTAGCGGTGCTTTCGGGCAAACATTGCAGGATGTGAATTACTTGAGAGGGCTTGAAGGAAGTCAGGTTCCTGTAGGGCTTGAAGGCGTATTCAATCCAGAACAAGCATCAGGGACAAGGGATGCCAGAAACCTTCTTCAAGCAGCACAAAGAGGAAAATACTCAGGGCTTGTAAGTAATGCGTTCCGTCGCCCATCAGAAGATGACTTGTTCTCTGATTACGTTCTTGCAAAACAGGATGCTACAACGGCTGGTACTGTCCCTCAGAACTTCTTCAACTTTGCAGCGTCAAGGTACGGAGTCTAATGGCAATCAATCCTACATTCGCAGGGTTTCTTGAAGAAGAACCACGCGCTGCGTTCTTTGGGACGCTTGGTCAAAAGGGAATGCTTGATACTTCTAACAGGAGAAAGCAAGCTTCAGAGATTTATTCAGGAGCAATGAATGAATTTTACGGAAAGCTTGGCGAGCAGATCCTTGGTGGTGGAGAGCCAACAATGACGTTCTCTAACTTCCTAGAAGACCACCCCTTCACAGATCGGTTCGCTCAACTAGGAAGGCAGTACAGCCAGCAAAGCAGGTACAAGCCTTCAACTAGATTCTTGTATTACTAATGACAACTGAATCCTTCAACCAGTTTGTTGGAAGAAACCAGCAGGCTCCGAAAAATTGGCAAGCTGAAATACCTCGACTTGTATTCGAGGCGAGGCAAGGTGGTCGCCGAGGATCAATTGCTCGTGCAACATTGCAAGGGATTCCCGGCGGCATGGAAGCGTTAGTCGCCTCAACCACCCCTGCGCCTGCGCCTCGTGCGCCTGCGCCTCCTCCGGTAGCCTCTGCCCCGCCTGCTCCTGTTCCTCAAGTGGCTCCTGCTCCTATGGCTCCACCGCCTCAAGCTTCTCCTAGTTTCTTTGACCAAACACTTGGTCGTGGCATTGGAGCAGCAGGTCGTGGTGTATTAGGCGTGGGTCGTTTTGTGGAGCCAGCAACAACGCCTGTTCTTGAGAACTTAGGAAAAGGCTTTGACCTTTTTGGTGGCACTTTCAACAGTGTTGCCGATCTTGCTCCCGGTCAACTATATGCAGGGCAAAACCAAGGTCGTGGATTTAACGAGATCTTACAAGAGGTAGCAGTAGAAAAAGGCTATAGCAGCCCACGCGCTGGCGGAGTTTGGGATTTTGCTGGGCAAGCACAAATTCTTGCAGAAGCAAACCGCAGAACCGACATGCCTTCAGTCAGGGTAAATGCGCTTCCGGGTCAGGGCATCCCCCTCCCCGGTGGTAAACGACTGGACGAAATAGATATTGGTGTTAAGGGCGCAATAGAACTTCTGCCTGAAATTGCTTTAGGTATAGGAACTTTTGGTACTAGCGTACCAGCGAGTCTGGGTAGGAAAGCTGCTGTAAGCGCAGCGAATGCTCTTGGTGCAGATGTAGTAAAGCTTGGAGCAAAAGGTGTAATCGGTGCTGGAAGGGCAGGTACTAGGGCTGTAATTCCGCAAGCCCGAAAGCTTTCTCCAACTATGGAGAACATTCTAAAAGCCCAAGAAGCTAGATCCGCAACTCCTAAAACACCACGAAGGGCTGACGCTAAAGCAGTCTTCCTTGACCCATACGTGGAGCCTGTTACTGGCAAACCATCTGTTGTAGATGAAGCGTTTGAAGTAAACCAAACAAAGGCAGTAGAAACGCCTGCTGGTTACTCACCCGGACTTATTGAAGATCTTACCGTGAAGATAGCAGCACCTGCTGTTTTTAGAAAAGCCATTGAAGCATCTAAAGCAATTCTCAGACGAGTGCCTTCACTAGAGCAAGCTAACCAGCTTCAGCCTAGTACCCTGCCGGGAATGGCTGTAAGCGCAATGGTAAAAGCTGCTGCCCCAAGAATCCAAAGCACTGCAAACAGGCTTATTAACGAAATTCATGGCAAGCTTCGTGAAGTAAATCCAAACACGCAAGAAGCTGTGTTTACTTTTGATGACGTTACCAACAAGTTGGGTCGGCGAATCAAAGGTCAAACAGGACTTAGGGTTCAAAATATTGAAGGCATGCCCGCCAAAGTAATGGGCAACGACGGGATCGAGCGTGGTCTAGAGGCGAACCCTACTATAGCTGACATTGCTCAAGACTATGGAGCATACAAAACGTATTTGAACCCCCAGCAAAGAGAAGCGATGGAGTTCCTGCGTGTAAGAGCAAACGGATTAGCTGCTGATCTGGAAGCCTACGGTATTCCGGTTGAAAACAAAATTGCTCTTGGAGAAGATGGGTTCTTTATTTCTCGTGGTCCAACAAAGCAAGAGACTCAAAATCTTGTAAGCGGTCAGGTGCGAGTCAAGGGTAGGACTTATGACAAGTCAAGGAAGTACAAGACCCAAGTTGAAGCCCTCCTCGATAAAGACCAGATAAATGAATACCTCCCTGTGTGGAACGAAATGGGCAACTGGTCATCGGAGATATATGAAACCGTTCTTGACCAACAAGCTGGCAAGTTCTTTATCAACTACCGTGACCCTGTTACTGGTAAGCCTATTGCTACCTCAGTAAGAAGAGAAGAAGTTCAAGTAGTTCGTGCAAAGATACGAGCGGCTATGGAAACGCAAAAGGGGCAAAAGATAAGAGTTGTAGATACAAAGACAGCTTACAATCGTGCGTCAAAAGCTGTGGAAGCTATCACCGACAAACTAATTGGTTTAGCAAAACAGGTAGAGAGTGCTACTTCAGCTAACCAACTGAGTAAGATTCTTATTCGTGCTAGCAAAGAAACAAAGCAAAAACTAACTACGCTTGAAAATGCTGCAAAGACAGCGTCTGGTAAAGCAGATATAGCAAAAATGAGGGCAGACGATTTAGAAGACGAAGTAGATCGTCTTTTGAATTTTGAAAATAGGCAGAGCGAGTTACTTGGAAATGCAGAGCAGCGTCTACAAGTTATTGTGTCTACTGCAGCTCCGCTAATTAGGGCTAGGAAAGAAGTAAAAGATCTTGAAGGATTTCTACAACGAACAGTAGAGTTGCGAGAAAAAGCACAAAGTCGATTAGTCACCAAGCGTAATGCAGAAGAGGTTGCGTATTTCAAGTCAGTCGATGCTGATGCATCATTTGCGAATAGTTCTGGAAGACAGCGTGTCCCGTTAGATTTCTTAGATGTTCCTAACGATGCCGCTGCTGCACTAAAGCTTGCAAAAAGAGATCTTGCCAATATGAAAGTGCAAGCAACGAAGCGGTTTGACGAAGAATCAGCTAGGCGTGGCAATTATAAAACAGCAGTAGACAGGCAAAACGATACTAATCGGCACATAGCAAATCTTCAGCAGGATTTATATAGTCTGGAAAAAAAGATAAAAGCTGAAGAATTTGCTAACAAAGATAAGACCACTCCGATAGCAGGATTTAGGTCGCTAAATTCATACGAACTAAACATTGCTGACGCAAAGACTGTTCTCCGTACACGAGAAGGAATGCAAGGCTTATCAGGTAAAGGATCAGAGTGGTTAGCCCCTATTGGTGCTTACCAAAATCTAAGGCGCACAGTAGGCGCAACACTAGATGACTCTGGAACTAGCATTCAAGGTAAGGGAATGCAGTTTTCTAATCCTCGTGAGTTTTACGCTGCTTGGAAGGCTCACCTTCAGTCATTGGTTGGCAAGCCGGGACGTAAAGGCAAACGGTTACAGCGTGAGGCGATGGCAGACAACATCAGGGATTTTGATAAAGATTCCCAAGCTATGGGCGCGCCAAGTTCTCACGAGATAATTGATCGCATGGGCATTAGGCATGGTGGAGTAGACACAGAAGTTACTCTTAGTGAAGGTGGGATTTCTGGGCAGTTCGGAAAACTTCCTTTACTTCGCAGGGCTAACGAAGCTTTCGGTGCTTTCGGTGACATGCTGCGACTTCACGGAGCGCGTGGAGAAATCATGGAATACATGAGGCTGTCTGGAAAAACATTTGACGAACTTGTTGCAGATGGGACAGCGCGCCAAATCGGAAACGGTGTAAACGGTATTACTGGTTGGACACCAAACGGAGTAGCTGGCGCATTAGGCGACACGCTTTTGTTTGCGCCAAGATTCTTTAGGGCAAGAATTGAAACACTTCATCGTGCAACAAAGGGCATGGATGTTGACTTCATGATTGATGCGCTGCCGTTCGACAGGCAGATTAGACGGAACCTAAATATCAATCATGGGATTAGAAACAGTATTGACGCAGACCAGTTAATTGCACGTAGGGCTGTAATGAAATTGGTATCAATGGGTACGCTTATTACAGTTGCAGCTAACGAAGCACTAGGTCAGGAAACTGATTTCCAGTTGATGAAAAACGGCAGGATGAATCCGAACTTTATGTCTGTCAGGCTAACCAAGATTGGTGCGCCTAGAGACTGGAACATCTTCGGTCCGTACAAATCAATGGCTGCTCTTCTGGTGGCGAGTGCTGGTGGGCTTGGAGAAAAGGATGTTGGCAAAGCAGCGGACGCATGGTTGAATTTGTCCTCTCCAATAGTTGGTGACATTGCTGAGTTTATTAGCTTCCAGTCCATAGGTGAATCACGCTTTGGTGAAACTCTTGGTGAGTACATGGTTAATAGTCACATTCCATTCTCGCTTCAGGAAGTTCCGAATATCATCAAAGAGTCTGCAACAGGCAACCCCAAGGATGCGTTTGGTGGTGCGCTTTCAATAGGTCTAGAAACTATCGGTGAGCAAAGCAGTCCTCTTTCCCGATCAGATATTTTGCAAGATCGTGTGACTCAGTTATTTAGCGGGAACAAAATTTCATCAGATCAATACGACGATCTTGAACCTTATGAAAAGAACGATGTACAAGACTCTCTTATTTCAGAACTAGAAAAGTTTGAGGTTGAGTCTGCTGATAAAGGCAAAGCGTTCAAGAGGTTCTTTGCAACAATCGACGGGATCAACAGGCGCAGAGATTCTCAGTTTCAAGAGTCTTTGGTCTTTTACAACGCAGGTCGCCGCAGTGATGGCAGTGAATACACTAAGCGCGAGTTCAAAGATGACTACTACGATATTCTTGCCGATACACGAGAGCGCAAGGATCAAGTAAAAGAAACGCTTGGCGTTGAGTTTAAAGATACGATCCCTGCGGATGATGATCTTGAGGCACAAGCCCTTGCTGCTTGGTACGAGGCTCCTTCGCAATCACTAACAGCATCAGGCAGTTACTTGCCAGATAAAGTAAAGATGTTGCGGAACAAAGTTCTAGCAGATTACCCGGATCAAGTTGATTACATATACCGGAATACAAACGACACGCCGTTGCCTGCGGGATTCTTGGAAGCATTAGATCGTGCTGGGGTAAAATCTGAAGTAGAAAAGATTATGCGGTCTAGGGCAGCTAGGGAAGCACAAGGCGCACCTGCACAGCCGGTAGTTCCTTCTAGCACTCTTATACCCGCAGAGCAGCCTGCAATGGGTGGTGCAATACCGGGGGCGACAGGGATTACTCCAATGCCTAGCCCATTAGGTAGCAATCCTCTTTTGCAAGGGTTGCTTAGACCCTCTTCAGTTGCCCAATAGATAACTCTTGCTTTATTATTTGTGAAACCTAAACATTAAGTGTGCCATCTAACGGTGTCATATTTTGGAGATCAAGCATGGTTACTGAGACAAACAATCTAGGAGAATCTACGGTAGAAGTTACCGAGGTTCCGTTGAGTCCTGCCGATAGTGGCGACGTATTACTTGTTGACGAAGTAGAAACACCCGCCGCAGATGTCACTGAAGATTTAACGGAAACGGTTGACCCCCCTATCGAGGTTGTTCCAGAAACTGAACCTCAAGCCAATACTCAAGAAACAGTAGAAACTACAGAACAGGCGACACCAGAGTTTCGCAAGTATCAATCTGCTACCGATAAACGAATAGCAGAGATGGAAACGCAGCTTACAGATGAAAGAGCAGCGCGCTCAAGAGCCGAACAGATTCAGAACACTAATACGTTAGATGCTGAAGTAAACGCATACGGTCAACAGCTAGCCCAAAGATTTATGGATCAAGGGATGGATGATGCAACCGCAATGCAAATGGCTCAACAGCAAACTTCTCTTGCTAAAGAAGCGTACCTTGCAAAGCAACAAGCGACTGAGGTAATGGGTAAGTCCCAGCAAATGCAGAACGAGTTAAATACTCGTACTCAACTTGCTAAAGCGTATGAACTTTCAACTCAATATGGAGTTGCATATGCAGACATACAAGACTTGCCTGATCCTGTAACTATGGAAAAGCATGCAAAAGCTTTGGCGCGAATTAACAAGCTAGAACAAAGAGTTCAGCAAGTTACTCCCGGTCAAAGTTTGAACAGTGCAAATCCTGCCGCAGATGTATCCCCTACTGATTCTGGAAATGTCTTAGATAGATACAACGCAGGAGATCCTGCAATAACTACAGAAATGGCTAAGATCGCTTCTAAGAAGCTAGGTCTTACCATTTTCGATTAAGGTAAATAAAAATGGCAGTACAAACGAGTACATCTGGAAATCTCCAGAACATGTCTCGTATCATGCTTGCACAAGCACGATACACAGAAGAGCATAACGCTCCACTGGTTGGACTCATTGAGAAGTTCAATCTTGGTAAGGGTGAGTACAAACTCGAAATCCCTAAAGTTGCTCAGATGGATGCGGAAGACCTTGCTGAAGGTCAGGACATGATTAACAGTGAAGACATTGATGTCTCAACTGTTACCGCAACGACAGCAGAAGTTGGTCTTAAGGTAATTATTACCGACACTCTTCTTCGACAGAACAACGAAGATGTGTACAAGATCATTGGTCGCCA